AAATGGGTGGTGTTGATCCATTGCTTCAAAAAGCATCAAGGATCAAATCTCCAGAAGAAGGTATTGGCGTAGCCGTTGAATTAGCTGGTGAAGAAAGACGATTACAAGAAAGAGAAACAGCAGCCAAAATTAAAAAAGAAAAGGAAATGCCTGAGATTGAAGCTGCATTTAAAGCTGAAGAAGGTCGTTTAGTCAAAGAAGCCAGAACCCGTGAACAAGATATGATGGCTGAAGCAGAGCAAGCTATGAGCCAATTTACCGTTAGCAAGGAAACCCTTGGTGGTATGGCTACTTTAGCCAGCGTTATTGGTGTTTTAGGCTCTTTAGCTGGTAATACGGGTGGCAGACAAGCTGGTTTAGGTGCTATTAAGTCCATGACTGGCATGATGGCTGGATACCAAAAAGGTCGTGCCGATGAGTTTAGACGAGATCAAATTGAGTTTGATAAGCAATACAAAATCATGCAAAGCAAGCTAGATCGTGCTAGCAAGGAGTTTGACCGTGCTATTGCCATGATGCCGTATAACATGGCTGAAGCTCAAAAAATTAAAAATACAGCTCTTGCTAGGCTAAATAGCGACATTATTACTGCCGTTGATGCCAAGCAAGGAATTACCAGAGCTAACTCAATCCTTAAACAAGCCGTTGATGTTGCTAGCAAGAACGCTGATCGTGCTAATCAGCTTAATATTGCTACATTAAAAGCAACTGGTAAACCATTGAAAGGTAAAGATTTAACGGATGTAATTGGTTTAGATTCTTTATCGGTTGGATTGAAAAAACTAGAGCAAACCTTTAAGCCTGAATATGCTGCGCTTGGAATACTTGGTTTTGGTGCTGACATAGAGTTTGAAGCAAAACGCAGATTTGGTGGCGAAGAAGCTGAGAAAGCTATTCGCTGGTGGTCGGAATATAACCGTTTACAAGCGCCTAACCGCCATGCCTTATTTGGTGCAACGCTTACTGGTAACGAGCTTAAAAACTACCAAGAGTTTACAGCTAAGAAATCAGACAACCCCAATGTGGTTCTTAACCAAGTTAAAGATCAACTTAACTACACCGATGCTTTGTCTAGACAGCGTAAAAGAGCCTATGAATCTGCTGGATACACCGTTCCTAAAATGGATGAAGCGCCTGATTTTGGCACTACTTATGGTCAGCCAACACAGCCTACAACTCCTGGAAGCACAATGCCTGAAGCTAGTGGCGCTACTCCAGCAGCTCCTAAACCACAAAAATACACCGTTGGACAGCAAATTACTGGGCGTGATGGTAAAAAATATAAAGTAACTAGACTTGATCCTAACAATCCTGATGACCCAGATGTTGAGGAGATACGATGAAATTATCGGAAGTCAGCGCAGAGCCAAAACCGCTAAAGCTATCAGAGGTATCTGGAAAAGCTCCAGAGCAAGAAACTATCTACTCTCCTGAAGAAATTAGACCGCAAGAGGGTGAGGTAAGAGAGCCAGGATTTACTTTGCGACCAAGAAAGATTGCTGAAGCTGCATTACTTTCGACAAAACAACAGTTTCCAATGATGGAAAAGGGTTTTGCGATTACTCCACAGCAAGCATTTATTGGCATGGTTACAAGCCCTAAATACTTAGGTAAGCGTATTGCTGGAGCAGAGCGTGAAGAACAAAAGATTGAAAGCCAACTTGAGAAAATACCTCCTTCGGAGCGTTATACAGGCATGGTACTTGCTCCATTTGGTGAAGCTGCTGCTGCTAAAGGTGCGCAGATGGCTGTTAAGGGCGTTGGTTCTTTGGCGAAAACCCTAGGAGTAGATAAGTTTTCTGTTATCCCAGAATCATTTAAATTGGGCGCTAAAGCCAGAGAGCAGACCGCTGACTTACAAAGACGATTGACCGAACAGGCTGGATCTGAAGCGGGTGCTGCTAGTCAAAAAGCTACTCTTGCCGAGCAAAGAGCTGGAGCAGCCGAAACTACCGCACAACGCCAAGCTAGAGAAACTGAATTAGTAGCTAGACAGTTACCAGGTATGCGTACTGTTGAGGAAGCTGGTCGGTTTAAGCCGATTGCACAGACTACCCAAGAGATTGGCGATGAGATCCGTGGTGCGACCACCCGTGTCCTAGACAATCTCAAAGCTAGGCGGGAAGCCAATGCACAAACATTAAAGCAAGATGCTTTTGGCACAGCATTTCAAAAAGAAGCAGCTGGAGAAACGATACAGTCCACCAAGGCTTATGACGATGCTTTACAAGAAATTGATGCCATGATTAGAAACCCAGTAACGGGTTTGACTGGCACTCCAGTTGATGAGATTGCTGGTCAGCTAAGAAAAGTGCGTGGCTTTTTAGATCGCACCATTGTGAATGAAGCGGGAGAGGTGGTCAGTAGAGCGCCAGCCAGCTTTGAAGGATTGGAAACTGCAAGACGATTCTTGAATGACCGTGCTTTTGGATTGCCAGCAGAAGGCTATGATGCCATTGGTCAGCAAATGGCTGGTCAGTTAGCAAACCGTATTGAAGCCATTATGAAAGAGTTTTCTCCTGGTATTGAGAAGTTTTTAAACCAATATAGGAAAGATTCTGAGCCATTACGGGTATTCCAAAGCAAGGTAGGAAAGGTTCTTACTGGAGAACAATTACCCACTCCAGGCACAAACTTCTTTAATTACGCTGCTAAAGACCTTCCAGGCGCAGTATTTAAGTCCAGAGAAAACTACGATGCTTTAGTCGGTGCTTTAGGCAATAACCGCCAATTGGCAGAATCCCAGGCAAAACGGTTTTTTGCAGCGCAACTAGAAAGTAAGGGATCAGCTAAAGAGGTTGAAAACTTTATCCGTCAAAATCGTGCAATGCTCAAGGAAACCAATGCCTTGGCAGATGCCGAGCGCTATGCCGTTAATCTGAGAACTGCTGAAAAGCGTGGTACGGCAGCAACACAAATAGCCAAAACAGAGGTTAGAACTGCTGAAGAACAGAAGCGTTTAGCAGATACCTTTAGGACTTTTGAATCTAATTTGACGGTTGCTAAAGATCCAGACCAAATTATCTCGTTGGGCAAGTCTTTATCTGAGAGCTTCCTCAATAACAAGATTATTGACCAGCAAGCCTATCGAGCATTTAGGTCTGAAATTGATGCTATTTCTAAGACTGTTAAAGATGCCGAACAAGCTAAAGGCGCATTACTAAGAGCTGCCTACAAGTGGGGTGGTTATGGCGCTGCTGGTACTGGATTGGCGTATGGCGTAGGAAAGATTGTTGACTAATGGCTAAGAAACAAAAGGGCTTAAACCCAGAACTTGAAACTGCCATTGAAAAGCTATTGACAGATGTTATGGCTGATCCTATGGCTAGTCTGACCGACAAGTGCAAGGTTCTAGATCGTGCCATTAATGTGGAAAAGCTGAAGCAAAAGATTTCTGACGATGAATGGGGTAGTGGGTTTATTGCAACAGATGATGAGGAAGGTTAAACTATGAACTTGTTTAATCACTCAGGGGATACACATGGAAGCAGTAGCACTTATTCGTTTAGCATTAAAGGTCATCTCAGACCGTTTGATGGTGATTCTGGCGCTAGCACTATCGTTCAGTCTAGCTTGCTGGACAATGTACGAACCAACTCTGGAAAGACTGGGAACTATGGCGTTTTTCTGCCTTTTCAGCTATCTTCTACTCAACACACGAAAGAGAGAAACAAATGAAAAACCTGATGAAAGAATATCTCAATAAAGAACTTTCCGAGGAAAAGAACGAACCCCGTAGCTCGGTTGGTAAGCCAATGCGCTCTACCACGATTACCGATGCAATGATGCGTGGTAAGCCAAGTCGCACCAATCCAATGGGCTATATGTCGATGCAATGCTTTTCTGGCAGCTCAGATCAGCGTAAGTCACCAACATCTAAGCCTGGCAACGCTGGTGGAAAGGACATCATCTAATGGCGAACAATATCCCATTTCAAGAGATGGGCAAAACGGTTCGAATAAATGTAGCTACATCCGCTAACACCGTAGCTATAACAGCCGATTCCCCATGCAATCAACTCCGCATCCACAATGGTACGGCTGCCGAGGTGTTTATTCGTTGTGGCACAACATCCACATCCAATGTTGCCATTCCTGTCGCTGGAACGCCAAATTACGGAACAGTCCTACATAATAATCAAACAGCTACTTTTACTGCACCTCGCATACCAACTACTGAAGGTGGATATGTATTCTATGTATCGGCAATCGTAGCGTCTGGAACTGCAACCATATATGTAACGCCAGGTGAAGGCTTGCAATGATGTATGTCAGACGAACTGGGGTTATCTGCTGGTGCTAAAGGCATCAGCGAGGGGATCAAAACAGGTCGTGAAGCTGGTCGAGAGATCGGCAAGAACATTGAAGAAGTACAGAAAGAAGCAGTTGATGTAGCAAGACAAAGAGCGCAAGCAAAGATTCGTGAGCGCAGAGAAGCAGAGTTTAAGAAGGAACGGGCGATATATAAAGCCCTTGAGGAGTACAAACACCGTAAGCAAATATCGGATGAGGAGTACAAATTAAGGGTAGATTTTGTAAAGAAGTACGGTACTAAGGAATGGGATAAATTAATCCAGATTAAGACCGAGATTGAGAAGTTAGAAAAGGCAGACAAAGATTACTTTGATGCCGAGCTGTCAAAAGTAAGGTGGGTGCAGTTCTGGTGTTTTTTGGTTGCGGGATATATAGCTTATTTCATTGTATGGGGTGGTAAAAAATGAATATGCAAGATGTACTAAAGGCGGTAATACCGATCTTAGTAGCCTGTATAGCGTGGCTACTCGGTCAAGTATCTTCATTCCAAACCCGTCTTACTCAAATCGAGGGCAAGATGCCCGCCCTAATTACCAACGAAGGCGTACCAACAGACAGTCCAATATCTGCTGAACGCAGGGCTAAGATGCGTGAGGAACTGTACAAAGAACTACACGATCTTCATGTACGGGTTAAATTATTAGAGGAAAGGTCTAAAAAATGATTCCATTAATGGCTTTATTTGATGTTGGGATGAAAGTTTTAGATAAATTTATTCCTGACCCTGAAGCTAAGGCAAAGGCTCAAAAAGAACTCTTACAGATGCAACAAGAGGGCAAGTTAGCTGAGTTAAACGCTGACAATATTGAAGCGCAAGAACTAACCAAACGCCAGCAAGCGGATATGGGTAGCGATTCTTGGCTATCCAAGAACATTAGACCAATGACCTTAATCTTTATTTTGCTGGTTTACACCAGTTTTGCTGGATTGTCTGCTGCCGACATCGAAGTCAATAACAACTATGTTGAATTGCTAGGACAATGGGGTATGCTCATTATGAGCTTTTACTTTGGTGGTCGCACCCTAGAAAAGATTATGGACATGAAGGCTAAGAAAAATGATAACCCCGCTTAGTCTGCACTTTTCTCTTGAGGAGTTAACGCATACCGATCATCGGCAGTTTGACAACACCCCAAACGCAGACGAGCTAGCCAACCTTAACCGCCTTGCTAAGTTCTTAGAGCAAGTAAAGACTGTCCTTGGTGGCAAGCCTGTAATGATTAATTCAGCATTTCGCTCAAAACAAGTCAATGATGCCGTTGGCAGCAAGGATACTAGTCAGCACCGCATTGGCTGTGCAGCCGATATTCGTGTGCCAGGCATGACACCCGATGAGGTAGTTAAAGCTGTGATGGCTGCTGGCTTAGGATACGATCAAATCATTCGGGAGTTTGACCGCTGGACACATATCTCGATCCCTAACAACCCAGAGGACAAGCCACGCCAACAGGCTTTAATTATTGATCGGACTGGTACTAGACAATATGCCTAATGATTCTGAAATGATGACCATGGTTGCGCAAGACCGTGATCTAGCGCCACCCGCAATGGACTATGGTGTTATGGACATGGTTGCTAAACAGAATGATCCAATGCTTTTAGAGCAAGCTAGAAAAGAATATCCAATTTTAAAAGATTTGGATATTGGTTATAAGTATTCTCCTGGTGCTGGTAAAGGATTTTTAGAATATTACCCCCCAGATGAGGTTGGCTCACCTGAGTATCCAAGACCAAAAGACTTACCAATGGGCAAGCCTGGCATTGAAATATTTGATCCAAAGACTAGACCAATTGATGTCTTAGGCGATATTGCATCGCACTATATGATTTATAACGATCCGCAAATGATTGATTATTATGGTCGTTTTGAAAAGTCATTATCTCCAGAGCAGCAACAGTTCATGCAAAACAAGTATGAGTTTGAGAAAGAGCAGTATGGAGAGAAAAGACCGTACCAACAATGGTATGAGATGAGTGGGTTGCCTGGTTACTTTAGAGCGTACCCATTCCAACAATGGTCGCCAGAGGATATTCAACGATCATATAGTCCTGAGCAGATCGAGTTGTTAAACATGGTTAAACAATATTTAGGAGTGAAATAATGCCACTTAAAAAAGGTAGTAGTGATAAGACCGTATCCGCTAACATTAGCAAAATGGTCAAAGAAGGTCGCCCACAACCGCAAGCGATTGCGATTGCGTTGCGTACTGCTGGAAAACCAAAACCCCGTCAAATGAGAAAAGGAACTAGATAATGGAAAACAAAAAAGTATTGCAACCAATTGAGGATCGCAACAAGTCTGCCCGTCAAATGGAGATGGAAGGTGGTGAGCGTGAAGCTGCTGCTGGTCGTATGTACTCCGATGCAGCCATGAAGCGTGATGCCATGAAGAAGGCTTCTGGTCGCAAGATGAAGCGTTAATGGCTAAGAAGAATCCTAGTCTGTCTGTTGGGCGTGGAGAGAAGCTATCTGTAAAGGCTGGCGCTGGCTTGACTGCTAAAGGTCGAGCCAAGCTAAATCGAGCTACAGGCAGCAATCTCCAAGCACCAGCACCCAACCCCCGTACCAAGTCTGAAAAAGGTCGTAAGGCATCATTCTGCGCCCGTATGTCTGGAGTTGTGCGTAAGGCTAAAGGACCAGCGACTAGGGCTAAAGCATCGTTAAGGAGATGGAAATGCCGATAAAGAAGGGTTTGTACTACAACATCAATAAGCGCAGAGAAAAGGGCTTACCACCTAAAGAGCCAGGACAGAAAGGCTATCCAACCAAGGAAGCCTTTGTCCGTTCTGCTAAGACTGCAAAGCGCAAGACTAAGCGCTGATATAGCTGATTACGCCTTGACCTAGATTATCAACATCCTGGTCTTGGCATAGCAGCAAATCCATGTACCACAATGTAATAGCTGACTGTCCAGCTTTCATGCGATTGACATACGCATTAAGACTATTGACTACATCCCAGTCCTTTGTAAACCCAATTAGGCAACCAAAGTTGTCAAACATCCAGATGTTGTTGTAGCCCAGATTGGATAAGCGCTGGTTCATGGCAAAGTATTTCTCGTATTGCCATGGCTCTTTAAAATCTTCCTCAATGTATATGGGTGGCTTCTGCGTAAACGAATAGCTATCAAGCACATCCCAGTCATAGCCATCCACATCCACCTTGAGTAAGCCAATGTCCTTAACATCAAACTGTTCAAGAACCTTATCGAGCATCTTGTACTGCGTACCGATCTTAGCCTTGTCCACTTGAACCTTGTTGCTAATCTGCAACACATTCTTATGTAAGTGAAGTAGGTGCTTGTCCTCTGGCTCAATGCAAACGAACTCTAGTGCTGGATTTTTCACGCCCATGGCTACTGCTAATGCACCACAGTTTGCACCAACATCCACAACCGCACCCTCTAGGTAACTAGCCAGGTGTGGCAAGAACTTATCGTACAAGCGATATTTTTCCTGGTACACCGCTACTAAATTCTCATCATTGAACTCTAATTGCTTGCCTTCTACAGTATGTATTTTCATGGTTATTCCGATGGTGTGAGTTGACCTTCAAAGGTATAAGTGCCGATGTGAGCTAGCTGACACCATGGCGCTGCAAAGACCTGACCGCCTGATTCTCTCCAAATACGGCAGAAATGGTAATCCTCGGAGAGCAATCGGTTTGTGCCTGGCTCAATGGAAGTGGTAAAAAACTCTCTGATTGGCTCAGACTGCGCCATCTTACCGCCCAGATCCACCACATCATTGGAGTAGCTTGGCACTAGCTCACCTAGCTTATCAAACACCTCACGCTTAATCAGCATGAATCCTGTACCGCCATTGAATATCTCGACTGGCTCTCCAACGGGTACAGTTACCTCGCCAACATAGTTAACTAGGTTTACGACAAAGCTACCCGTATGGCTTTTGAGCTGATCGAATGGCACACCACGATCCATGGCTGCTTTGACTGAATACCAATTGATCTCCTTTTTAGGATAGATGCCACAAAGAATATCCTTTTCAGCTCGGATCATGTGGATGACATCATCTGCTCTAAACTTAATATCCGCATCAATGAACATAAGATGAGTGCAGTCGGTCTTGAGGAAGGTATGCGTTAATGAGTTTCTAGCCCTAGTAATTAGGCTTTCATTAAACATAAAGCTAAACTCCGCATCCACGCCATTAGCCTGGCAAGTGGTCAAGAGTTGAATGATGGACTGGGTATAAAAGCCAGCGCACATCCCGCCATACATAGGCGTAGCTATAAAAATCTTAGGCTTCTTGTTGTTCTCTTGCATTTTTAAATTCCTCAATTGGTGTTAGTTGATCTTGCGTTGCAACATAATTGTCGTGATAGCCTAGGTTTTTAATCTGGGCTACTTTAAAAAATTTATCCCGTGTAATAGCGCCTAGTATTTCTACTAAGAAGTCTTGGTGATAGCGCACTAGGATGGCTACATCGGCTTTGAAGTGGGCGTGAGATTGGAACAGTAGGTACTTAGCCCTAGTTGTCTTGACATCGACCTTCAAGCCCTTATATTCAAAATCCCATCCTGGGTCACCCCCCAAATAATTTTCAAGATTTACGGGAATGTCTAGGTATTTGCTGACTGCCCACTCGCCAGTCAATCCTTCCCTGGATGTGCCGTAGTTATCCCGCTTCTTATCAACCCGCTTGTAGTTGACCAAGCCCTGATCCCGCTTGTACTTGCATCGATCTGCTGCTGCCCATGCAATCTCATAGGTATCTAGGCTAGAAAGAAAATAGATCATATTTTGCCGATGATCCAGCCAATTAATAAGGCAATCAATACAGTCATAAATAGAATCAATAGCTTACATACAACATCCATGAAGCTATCTTCAGGCTCATTAAAGTCCATTACTTGACAGCCATAAGAATAAAAATACATAGAGCTAAAGACAAAAGGTAAGCGATCCATTTCATCTCGTATCTGCGCTCTTTTGCCCACAAGCCCAACATGGCGCTTTGGATCAGTTCGGAATCCTCATCCATGTAGTTTGGCTTCGGTGGAACATACTTGCTACCAATCTTAATCTTTCCTGTGTTGTACGGAACATTCATCGTTATCTCCCTAGTAGTGCCAGCTTGCCCAAAGAGATGGCTGGCGCACCTTACCTAACTATCCTTGCGGATTCTCCTCTGAGCTAGAGGGGATTACTTCAATCATCACGACACACCCGCCACCCTTCTTAGGAAGCCCTCGCTCAATCAATAGCTTTTCCACCTGGACATCGGAATCAAAAATAGCAGCGTGTTCGCAAGCATCTAGGATTGCTTTTGCACAGTTATCAATATCCATGAGCTTCTTGCTTCGTGGTCTTAACACAATATGCACACTTAAGGACTGCTCTCCTAGCTTTGGAACTTCGTTGTCCATGACATATTCCATAACAGATTGTCTAAAGAGGACACCACGCTTACTAATAAATCTGCGGTGTCCACTAGCAATCCAGTAGTTATTGATTGAGGGTGGGTAGGGTAGGTCTAGAACAATCATTAACAGCCAATAGGCTTAAATGGTCCTTGTGTGCCTACATCCCAACAGCACATTCCACCTCGACCATCAGGCTGGCATTTGACCTGGGCTGATACGCTTAATGACATCATCGACAGCAAAACAATAGCAATTGCTTTTTTCATGGTGATCTCCTTAAAAGGGTACATCTGAATCTTTAACATGGTTTACTTCTCTTGGATATTCCTGGGTGTTTTGTGGTTTCCAGTTATCCTCGGATAGACTAATGAGCTGCCCTTTTGGGGTGTTCTTAGTCCAGCCAGCAATCTTGAGCGTTTGACCCGCTTTGTAATCCTCAGACAGCAACATCGTGCCTTTCCAGTCGGGTGCTTTCTCATGCTTCTTATCAGCGTTACCAAACAATACGCCTTTGCCCATTTGGGCGATATGTCCATTAGCCATTTAATCTCTCCTTATTTCAGCTATGCGGGTTAAAAACTTAGATGTCTGCACACCACTCCATGTCTTTGTAAAGGCATCGTTGGCAGCTCGTAGTTGGTTGTACTTCTTGGTTTTCTCTTTATCGTCATACTTGGTGGAGTTCTGGATACGCTGGAATAGATCCAGGAATCCTTCAATCCAATCCTCAAGGCTAAAGAATGTGGCGTATGGCTCTTGCTGACCTGGAACATATAGGTGCAGTTTATGAACCATGTTGCCAAAATTACCTTTTGGAATGTCTGGGGTTGAATCGGGAATATCCTCTTTGATCGTGTTTAGATCAATCTCACCCGTACCAGGATCGACTACTATGCTACCCATATCCTTGGGTTTGGGCGCATCAAAGTCGCTTACTTCTTCAACGGAATAGAACCCTTGAACACTTCCAGGAAACACCGATCGTATACCTTCCGAAATGCATCGGGATCTGAGCATTGCTCTTGGGAACTTTTGCCAGCCCGAACCTGGTTTGACAAGACCGATCTTGGTTGCCTGTTCAATTGTCCATGTAACGGCAAGCTCTCCACCATTGGGGTGACTAAATACGCCTGTAACTTTCTCATCTGTGTAGTCCTTCCAGTCCACTTTACCACCCGCATTTTGAAACCTTGCTAGCATCGCATCGGCTTTTAATGCTGGTCTGCCTTGGATGATATGAAAATCCCGTGCTGCTGTAGCGGGGTGCATACCTTCCGCTTGTGCTACTGCCATTAGCGCTAACACGCTATTGGTATCCTTCATCCCGAATAAACCGCTTTTGGCTATTGCTTCTGCCATCTGCGACATATCCGTAAAGCTGACAATATTGCTCATCTTATCCCCTTTCATTAGGCTTTACTTCACTAAAAATCTACGGCTACCAGGTTGCTCAATTACGAACTGCTCGT